TTTCAGGGGGTAATGGTTGCGAAGCACCGGGGGCCATCGCAGTCGCCGCTGGCTGTTCTATAGGAGCAAAGGCTTTCGCCACGATTTGCTCCAAAGTTTCACCCTTTTGACGACCGTTGATGATGTCAGCAATACGCTTGACAGCTTCTGTTGGATCGCCACCTTGGGTTGCAAGCATTGGAATAGCCGTTGCATATTGCGATACGGCGTTGCGTAATGAGTCACGGAGATCTTCGATATCAATGCGTTGCTCTTCTTGAGTTACATTGATTGAGAATGGAAGGTTACGGCGTAAGAAGTCACGACTGATAAGTTTGTCGCCACGAAGTTGTAAGCCGAAGATGGCTGCACGATTAGGATCGAGTCCAGCCATGAGACCATACTGAACATCTACGGTGTAATCACCCTTGATGTCACGAGATGGTGTGTAGGTAAGTTCGTAAGGTGTTCCGTCATCTGTACCACGGATCATCTTGCGTTCGTTTCCAAAGACTTTCTCATCAACTTCGAATGCAATACCGATGAGATTGATTAGGAATCTAGCAAATACTGCCTGTGCAGCCTTAACTTGTGAATCAAATCCACCCATAAGAGCCTGTACACCACGACCAGTAACGATAGATGCATCGATCTGCCCTGTACGACCTTCTGGATAACGAGATCCCATACGGAGTTCTCGTTCAAGGCTTGATGATTCTGCAAATACTCCACCCGGAAGTTCGATAGGAACTCGGCGGATTCTTTCAGGAGTGTTAGAACGAAGCAATGCATCAGGGCCAAGAGCAAACTCTTGGACATCTGGTGGGATAGCAATCGGTGCTTCTACTGACTTCTTGGCTGCTTCGAGTTGTAGAAGTGCAAAACGAGCCTTAGCCATCTGTACAGGAAGCACATCATCGAACTGTCCACGAGTCTGTCCATCGACAGTTGGGCGTTCTGCAATGTCTACAAGTACTTTACCGATGACATTCGGGGTATTTGTCAATACTAGGTTGTCAAGATCAGGAATAAAGATCATGTCCTGATACTTATCGTGATAGTGCATCACGGTAATCATGGCACTTTGACCACGATACTTCTGGCGAATCTTGTTTGTATGCTCTGGATACTGGTAGATAACGGTCTCTGTATCCATGACAAGGGTACGAGATACGCAGGTTATGTTGCCGAAACGATCCTTATCGTAGTAAAGACCGAATGGATCGAGCAATCTAATGCGTGGATTGTTGGTATCAAAGTCAATATCGACAATACCTGCACAGAATCCATAGGTGTAATACCAGTCTGCACCTGCATACATCTGGAGTTGAAGATCTGATTTGTTGGCGTAATGGTTAGCGATGCGTGTACGGATATCTGCTTTCTTACGAGCAGCATCGGATGCCATGTTGGATGAAGAGCAGTTGATTGATGGAAGAGGAGCCGTAACTTCTGCGAGGTCACGAGCTGCGATATCAATCATGTTTGCGATGAGTGGCTTCGGATACTCATCAGAGAATTGACCGAAGAAGACATCCTGCATTCTGCCTTGGCGTACAGCAAGCACATCAGCCATACGGCGGTCACGATCCATGTTACGGTTCTTAAGCCGTGTGACCTTTGCTGCTACTTCCTGTGGAGTAAGCATTTAATCTCCTTTAACCGATTCTCCGACTAGCGGCATATTCGTCAAGGTTTACAACCATCTGACGATTCTGATCTGCTCTAGTCAAAAACTCATTCTTCATAAACTTTCCACCATAGTCACCGAACTGGCAGATTTCTCTGGCTCGGATCTCGCAGAACCAAAGAGCCATAACCAAGTCGGTTTTGTTCTTTGTCTCTGGCGACCAAGTGACAAGTTGATCGATTAGTAATCTGATTCCTTCATGTCTATCTGACGGAAGATGGATCAGGTTGTCTCTGCGATGTTTACCCTGTGAATCGGCAGATCCAAAGAGGGTAGACATAGCTGCCACACCGAAGCCGACATCCCACTTATTGCGAGATGTTGTATGTTCCCGGAGCATCACTCCACGGTTGGCTAACCACATCCGTAGATTCTCATCTTGTGTCAGGTAGCCCTGAAAAGCGTTACGCTCAACCATCCATTCAGATGGCTTGTACTTGTCTGTAAATGTTGTGATGAGATCACGGATTGCTTGTGGCGAGGGCCGAGTAATAGTTGCTGCATCAAGGACATAACGCTTTTTGCGGCGGCGATCAATCGCCATTACTACGGCTGCCGTATCACCAACAATCGCTGGGTCAAGCCCTGCAACTACGGTGAGACCTTCTGACTCTTCTGGGTGTCCGGGATTGCCCGGCACGATAGGGCCAATCATTCTCATGCGGTCGATTGAACCTTTAACACAAGCGACATTGAAAGTCGAGTCTTCATCAACATCTGCTTGCTGGTAAACCATCGACCAAGTTTTCGGATCGAGGGCAGACCTACGCATCGATAGGTGGTGTCCATCCCAACGAGGGTATAAACCTTCTTCGTCTGGTTCTTCCTCGGATCCTTGCCATGGGCGGTCGGATTTAGGCCATAAGGTTTTCCAGTCGTTCGGGCTTTCACCGAACTCAAGTACCGCCGGCATGGCAAGGTATGTCCACGGAGATTGACCTGTGGGATAGCGTTCCCCATTACGGAGTTCTCTATACAGGTCGATGGAATCCACTCGGGTTCCTAAAACTAAAAGTTTTCCAGTAGGCCCAAGACGAGTTAGGACTTCCTGCTGGATCCAACGAATCTGCTTCTCGTATTCGTGTGAGTTGCTCATTGTCACGCAGTCATCGAGAATAATCAGGTCGGCTCTCGCACCGTAGACCTGACCACCAATACCGATAGCCTGAAGGGTAGGGTCTTTCTGGTCGGAGTCACGAAGTTCGTCTCCGAGGTAAACTTGTGTTGCTTGCCATGTAGCAGACTTGGACTTGAAGCCAGAACCTGCGGCGTAAGCGAGTTGTAGCTTTTGCCAGCCGGGGTGGGTAAGTCTTTGCTTGATGGCGTAAATGAACTCGGTAGCCTTCTGCTGGCTTTTCGAAACAATCATGATTCGAACATTGGGATCCATACAGATCCGGTACACCGGGTAGTCGATGGATGTGGTCATCGATTTTGCGTGTTCAGGTGGCACATTCACCAGCACATACTGGGGGCGACCCTTTTCGTACTGCATCGATGGATGAACCCATGCTGGGTCTCGACCTTCCAATAGATCGATGATGTTCATCTGATGCGGAAAGGTCTCAGCCTCTAAATACTCTTTGCGGAAATCACGAAATGGTAACGACAGAGATTCTTCGGATTGGATGCGACCTTTAGTAACTCGGGCAGCTCTAATCTTGTCAGCGTTCTCTTTGAACTCTTTATCGGTGGATCGGTAGTACTCCCAGAGTTTGACCGATTTGCCGACAGCTCTCATCGCCTCTTCGACTGTATAGCCTTGGGTGATGTAGCCAAGTACCTTCGCTTTAGTCTTGGCGGCTTCTTCTTGCCGTTTTGTCATTGGATTCCTAGTGTCATTCTCATTGGATCCACGGTCTGTGGATAAACCTGTGGATAGTCAAAATGATAGACCTGTCCAAACTCACTAGGAGTTTGTTTGGGGGCCTCCAGTCGCTGAAAGCTCCCTCCGGCCCCCTAGGGCCGGGTAGGTCGTCTAATTACCTAGTCGGTAATTATCCTCCCTACTATGTATAAGCCGGGATAAAGGCAGTTTATCCCACCCTAAAGGGTGTGATTTGTATCACAGGTAGCCCAATGTAGCTAAATATGCTGTCTGACCAGCACTTTTGTTAGCTCCGATCCTATCAAAAAAATCTTTCTGGGTACATATACATAGGCTCCACCGCCGTATAAAGCACTCGGGTCAATCTGCCGGGCGTGTGTCGAGCCAGCTAGTTTACATAATGCATATTATCGGCGACCAGTTTGGGGGCATTTTGTACCGACTCACAGACAGGGCAGACCCTCCCGAACTAGGGCATCTCCAAAGTTCCCCAACTAAGAGACCGCCTAGGGTCTCCAGTACTTGGCAGGGGGGGCAGGGGGTCAGGGCAGGGGCAGACTCTGGACTCCTTGACCCATTGGGCAGACCGAACCCTCCAAGATCGAGAAAGACCCCCTCACGGATCGCTAAGACTTCCCACGCTTGGAGACCCAATCGGGGGCAGTTTTCACGCTTGAACCCCTCGAGCTGTGGCTCGAGCTGTGGAACTCGAACCCTCGAAATGCTTCCAATCTGACCCGAAAAATGGGAGAATGGAACCCTCGAGGGAATCCTCGAGACCTAGAGAAAAAGGAATCAGAAACATGAAAAGCATGAACCAAAAGCAAGCCATCGAAGCAATCGCCAATCGTGAGGACTTCTTCGCTTCTGCATTGACTGGACACGAAGGAAGAAGCAACACCTACGGATGGCTAAACCCTGAAGAGATTGAGAAATACGAATCGGTTCGTGATTCGATTGACTATGTGGTGATGTCTTACCGAACCCCAATCGCTTGGCATTCTGCCGAGGGTTGGTATGTGACTTCTCAGAAGTTCTCACCTACTACTTCGAAGCATCAAAACTATGTTCGCCGAAGTGTTGCATCTCTTGAAAAAGTGAGTGCCTAATCGTGGCGACTTTGACCGCTTTCATCGTTTGCCAATCTCTCGACATCGAAGCCGATTCAATCGAAGAAGCAGAAGAGAGATATTCCGAGTTCTTCGACAATGGAGAGAACTGCGGAAAACATGAAGAAGATTGCGACTGCTTCTCCTTCGATGATTCAAATGTCTTTCACTACTTCGAAGAAGAAAACGAAGTGAACTCGTGGAATCTTGTTCACCGATTGGCTTCTCAAATCTTCGAGAAGTTCGGGGAGACTGAATCACTTCTTTATCTTGTCGAACAGATTGCAGAACAGACCGAAAAAGATCCCCAAGAAGTCCTCTATCAAGTGAAGGCATACACCGACCGCCAAGAACTGGAGGAAGCCAACAA